ATGGTCACTTACTGGCAGGCGGTCAAGGCCTGGCTGTGCAAGACGCTCAACTGCGAGCACTGCATGGGTTGCCCAAAGGCGCCTGAGGGTATCGAGCGGCGTAAACAGTAATCCGCGCCACGTTTTCACAACCGCCGTTTCGTGGCGCGAGGTAATGACCAATGGCGAAGATGACTATCAGCCTTGCTGTCACCTTTGCTTGGTGGGTGGCCCCATACATCAGCGCGGTCGAATTGTTCGGCGATCTTACGGGCCTCACCCCTGATTACGAAAAGGTCGTCAGCACCGCAATGCGCGGAATTAGAATTAAAATGGTTGACAATCAATGACCACATCAAAACCGCGAATTCAGATTCAGGCCGGTAAGGTCGTGTCAACTGATAGTTTGTCTAACATGGTGGCCAACATCGGCACCAACCGAGATAAGCGCACCCACAACGTATTCGGCTTTGAGTTCGTCAATCAGATCGAGCTTGAGGCGGCGTATCAGTCGAACTGGATTGCCCGCCGTATCGTGGACAAGCCGAACGAGGACGCACTGCGTGAGTGGCGCACGTTCAATGGCAAGCAGGCCAAGGACATCGCGAACGAAGAGCGGCGTCTTGGTGTTCAGCAGGCCTACCTTGATACGTGCTGCTGGGCTGACCTATACGGGGGCGCCGCGCTGTTGATGGTGACCGGGGAAGACCTGAGCGAGCCCCTCGACCTGAAGAAGATAGGCAAGGGCGACCTGAAGAACCTGGTAGTCCTCGACCGTTGGGATATCCAGCCAACCGAATTCAACCTGACCGACCCGCTCAAGCCGAACTGGATGCTCCCCGAGTTCTACATGATGGTGAATGGCGAGCAGCGTATTCACTACAGCCACATCATTCGACGCACCGGGGCTCGCCTGCCGCGCCGCATGCGCATGTTCGAGCAAGGCTGGGGTGACAGTCGCCTACGTCGCTGTATGTCTGACCTGCGTGACGTGGTGGCTACAAAGGGCGGCATTGCCTCCCTGGTACTGGAAGCCAACGTCGACACGGTCAGCGTTAAGGGTCTGCAAACCGCTCTTGCCAGTGCTCAGTGCGACAAGATCACCGAGCGCTACCGCCTGTTCGGCATGATGAAGTCCCTGGTGAACCTGGGGCTGCTGGATGCTGACAACGAGACCTACGAGCGCAACAGCATCTCGTTCTCCGGCCTCAGCCAGATCATGGAGCAATTCATGGTGTGGACTGCCGGTGCAGCTGAGATGCCTGTGACCGAGCTATGGGGTCAATCGGCCTCAGGCTTAAGCGCCACAGGCGAAGGCGACCGCAAGACCTACGAAGGCACCATCAAGGGCAAGCAAGACGGCCAGATGCGTCTCGACCTTGAGGCGCTCGACCAGGTGCTGATCCGTTCTGCCCTGGGCGATTACCCAAAAGATCTTGAATTCGAATGGAAGCCTCTATCCCTGCCTACAGGGACTGAACAGGCCCAGGAGGATCTGGCGGACGCCCAGGCCGACGCGCTGAGCATTGAATCCCGCGTCATTCGCCCGAGCCATGCCATGCGCCGCGTTCAGTCGAAAGGCACGTACGCCATCACCGACGAACAGATCGCCGCCCAAGAACAGATCGAGAAGGATCAAGACAATGGAATCGGCGACGACGGCAAAGACCTCCCAGGCTTCGATCTTGGAGAAGCTGACGGCGACAAACCTGGCGATGATGGAGCAGCGGAAAAAGAAACCCCGCGCCCCTAAGCCTGTTCTGCCAAGCCAAGAGGCTGAGCGCTACTACAGCGGCCAGCTTCGAGGCATGGTTAGGCTGATGGCTGGTGAACTGATCAGGGCGCTCGAGCCTGAGCTGAAGCGCCTTAAGCGCGACTACATTGCCGACGCCAAGCCCACCTTGGACGGCTGGACTGACGACATCCTCGCAGCAATACGCGGGGTATCGCGCCGGTTCAGCTCATCCCTGTTCGAATCCCAGATCCAGCGGGTGGCGGCTAGCACTATCAGCCGAGCCGAAGCTGACAACGCCGAGGACTTCCGAAAGTCGGTCAATCAGGCAGTCGGTGTGGACTTCCAGCTAATCACCCTGCCCAAGGGTATGCAGGACTATCTGGAAGCCTCAACCGCTGAAAACGTAAACCTGATCAAGTCGATTCCCGACGAATACTTCAAAAACGTCGAGACGATCGTACTGGGCGGCATGAAGGACGGTCTCGCACCAACCGCCATCGCCAAGCAGATACAGGAACAGACCGGTGTCAGTGCAAGGCGGGCCAAGCTCATTGCTCGGGATCAGGTGTCGCAGCTCAACGCCGACTTGACCGAGAAGCGCCAGGCCGCCGCCGGTATCGAGTTCTACAAGTCTGAGGATGCTGGTGATCAGCGTGTATCCGGCGCTCCTGGTGGGAAGTATCCCAACGCCAAGATCAGTTGCTACGGCATCGCCCGGCAAGACATCGGCTACGGCCCTGGAATCTACAAGGTCGGCGTCGGCGCGTCATGGGGTGGCAAGACCGGATTGAAGCCGGGCAAGCATCACCCGCTCTGCCGCTGCATCGCCATCGCCATGATCCCCGGCGTGAACTACTTCCCCAAAGACGGGTAACCCAATGCAAAGAATGACCATCGATGAGGCCTTCAAGCCTACGTCGCGAACGCTCACGCCTGAAGGATTCCTTTGCGTGAAGGGCATCGCGGCCCGCACAGGGGTTTATCAGTACCTGTCGAGCGAGCTGGATCTGGACGGCCCCGAGCGAATCGTGAACGTCTACCGGTCGCCGGAAGAAGTGTTCAAGCCTGAGTCGATGGCTACCTACCTCGACAAGGACGTGACCAACGACCACCCGGACGACTTGGTCGACTCGACCACCTTCAAGGAAGTGTCGGTAGGTCATGTGCGCGGCGTTGAGCGTGACGGCGACAACCTGGTGGTGGACATGATCATCAAGGATCAGTCAGCCATCGACGACATCCAGTCCGGCAAGGCCGAACTATCCCCAGGCTACCTCGCTGAATACGTGGAAGCCCCCGGCGTAGACCCTGTATCAGGCACCGCCTACGAATACGAGCAGCGTGACATTCAAATCAATCACAACGCCGTTGTAGAAGCAGCACGGGCCGGAAAGGTCGCCCGTATTTTTGATCACAAACCGAAAGGTACTACCACTATGGCGACCCGGAAGCTTTTTCTGGACTCCAAAAAAACACGCTCCGTCGTGCTCGACGAAGACACAGCAGTCATTGTTGAGGACGCCTTCGCGGTACTGCAAAAGTTCGCTGACGAAGAGTCTGAGCGCGCAGACAAGGCCGAAGCCACCAAGGACTCGGCAGAGGAAGAGCTGGAAGAGGCCAAGAAGGAAACTTCCGACGCTGCTATCGGCCTGCGCGTGAAAGCAACCCTCGACACCATCGCACTGGCAGCCAAGGTCGTTAAGTCCTTCGACGCCAAAGGCCTGGTCTCCCCCCTGGAGATCAAGCGCGCCGCGATGGCCAAGCTCAAGCCGACTCGCGACTGGGCTTCCAAGTCCGAGGCCTACGTAACCGCCGCATTCGACGCTGCGGCTGACGAAGCTGAAGAGAAGAAAACCGAGGACGAAGACAACGATGACGACAAGTCGAAAGTCAACGACAGCCTCCGCCAGTTCGCCAAGGACGCAGCCGCGCGCGGCCTGAAGCCGACCCAAGACGGCACCGACGCCTACAACAAATTCCTGAGTGGTGGCAAATAATGGGCATTGCAATTGATACCTTCAGCCAGTACGCCGGCAAGGCCTACGAGGGCCAGATCAATGACCTGAGCATGGCGGATGTCACTACCGCAGTCGCCTCGGTCGCTATTCCATTCGCGCGCGCCGTGGTTTCCGCCACTGTCGACAAGCAAGGCGCACTGCCAGCCGCTGGTGCTGGTTTCTTCCTGGGCATCTCCGTACGCAAACCTGTCGGCGTGAGCGGCAGCTACATGACCGGCCAAGTCTCCGACAGCGGTAACGCAGTTGGCGGCTATCGCCTGAACGAAGAAGTCAGCCTGCTCAGCACTGGCCGTATCTGGGTCAAGACCCTGGCCGGTGCCACCAAGGGCGCCCAGGTCTACGCCGTGCCATTGACAGGCGAACTGACCAACGCCGCTACAGCAGGCAATCACCTTCTGCCTGGTTGCGTATTCAAGACCACCGCGGCGGCGGGTGAGTTGGCGCTGGTACAGGTCAAGTCCGACGTCACCACCACCATCGCCGCTTAAGGATCAGATCGAATGAAGACTTTCGACGCTTCCCCCCAGGCGCAACTGGGCTTCCTGTTGGGTCAACTGACCTACGTTGAACAGGAAGTCCTGCGCCAGCCGTACCCAGAAATCAAATACCCGTCGATCCTGACCGTGGACACCTCGGCGCCGGACTACACCGAGTCGATCGCCTTCAAGGTACTCGACTACAAGGGTGAGCCGGCACCAATCGGTGACGTTTCCCACGACTTCCCGCTGGCTGAAATCGCTGCCAAGGTAGGCGGTGTTGACGTGGTTCAGGCTGGCCTGGGCTACACCTACACCCAGATCGAAGTCGGCAAGGCCATGCAAATCGCCAACTCTGTCGGTTTCGGCGGTGCGATCAACCTGTTGGCCGAGAAGCCAATCGCAACCCGCACCCTGACCGAGCAGTGGTTGGACCGCGTGGCATTCGTTGGTGACGCTCGCTGGCCTTCGCTGACCACTGGCGGCCTGCTGAAGTATCCAGGTGTGCCAGTAGTTGCCACCGGCACTCTGCTGGGTGGCGCGAACAAGACCATCGCCCAGATCCTGGCCGGTGGTGGTGAGACGGCTGCAAACGAGATCCTGACCCTGCTGAACAACGCGATCCTGCGTGTTTACGCTACTCAGACCAACTCTATTTTCCGCCCGACACACATCCTGCTGCCGCTGGTTGAATACGGCCTGTTGACCACCTTCCGAATCCCGAACACCTCGGAAACGTTGGTCAGCTACCTCGAGCGTGTGCTGAACATCAAGATTGAGCCAATCCTGCTGGCGTCCACCGCCGGCGCTGGTGGCGGCAATCGCATGATGGTCTACACCAAGAACGCCCAGTTCGCCAAATTCCACCTCCCAATGCCTTACACGCTGAACGCGCCGATCCCGTCTCACGGCGGCCTGCGCTTCGAAGCCGCTGGCGTGGTGCGCACTGCTGGTACTGAGCTGCGTGTTCCGATGTCTCACCTGTACGTTGACGGCATCTAAGGAGGTCTCATGGCTCGCAAACAAGGCAAGGCAAACGAGACCTCTTCGTCGGAATCGACTGTCTGGACCAATATCAGCAAGAATCCCGTGGTCCTGGGCGATGGCAGCACTGTGGGGGCTGGTGAGCAAACCACCCCAGAGCAGGCTGAGTTCGCCGAGGGCTCCTTTTGGGAAGAGCATGGTGTGCTGGTCTCTGGCGCGCCGACTCTGACCGATGACGGTGCTGGTCAGATCGAAGTGTTGAGCGCCGAGATTGAAACCCTGCGCGCTCAACTGCTCAACGTCAGCGGCGAGAAGTCCGCGCTGCTGGCTGAAGTCGAAGAGCTGAAAAAGCAGATCCCTCATAAAGAGTGATCGGACCTATAGCCCCGCCCAGCGCGGGGCTGCTTCATTCTGGAGTCTGACCCGTGGCTGAACTGACCATTGAAGTGACGCCGGCGATCATTGCGGACTTCCGAGCGTTTTACCCTGAATTTTCGAATGTCACCGCCTGGCCTGATGCATCCATCACCCGGGCGCTGTACATCGCACGCGGCGAGTTTGGCGGCTGTGGCTGTGCTGGATGGGGGGATTACAAGCCCTACTCATTCCTCCAGCGCGGCTGGTTCGCTCTCGCAGCGCATTACCTGACCTGGAACAAGTTGGCAACCGATGCCACATCGGCAGACGGTAGCGCATCGACGCCCTACGCTCAGTCCAGCAAGAGCGTACGCGACGAGTCGGTGTCCTACGCCATTCCAGGCGCGAACGCCTCGCTTACGACCTGGGAAGCGGCCCTGGCGCTGACCCCGTACGGTGTCGAATACCTGCACCTGCGTTCCCGGGCTGGCATGGGAGCCATCTGCGTATGATCGAGCCAACCATAGGCCTGATCGGTACGCAGCAGGTCGAGGAAGCGCTTAAGCAGCTCGCCAAGCGACTCTCCGGCGAAACTCGTGTTCTTGCTGGCGTTCCCGAGGGGGCCGGCACCTATGAGGATGGTCTGACGCTGGCGACAATCGCAGCGGTGAACAACTTCGGTTCGGCTGATGGCCGCATCCCGGCCCGCCCAGTGCTTGAACCAGCAATTACCAAGGGTGCACCTCAGTACCAGCGCCTTGCCGAGGTGATGATCCCTAAAGTACTCAGCGGCGAAATGGCAATGACCACCCTGCTTGAGCAGATGGGCCAACTGGCCGAGGGTCACATCAAGCAGGAAATCACCGACATTGACAGCCCGCCCAACGCGCCGTCGACCATTGCCAAGAAGGGTTCTGACAGTCCGCTGATTGACACCGGCGCCTTCCGCCAGTCCATTCGTTACGTCATCGCCGAACAGGGCGACCAAATTGAAGAGGGCTTGTAATGGGCCTGAACATGCGCGGCCACGTCAGCGGGCCATTCATCACCCACAAGGGTGTGGTGCTCAACCGGTACTCAAGCGAGATAGTGGACTTTGAGCCTGTCTTGGCCATCACCTACACAGACGCGTTCGATGCAAACGTGCAGCCAGTCAGTGACAAGGAAATCGAATTCCTGAACATCGGTGCCGAGCGCATCAATGACGTTCGGGTGATCCACCGCAACGACGGTAAGGGTATCGAGGTTTCGACCCCTGGCAAGCTGGCCGATATCCTGGTGTTTGCAGAGACGCCCGACAAGCCTGCCACCTGGTGGAAATCCATCGCCACAGACTTCAGGCCCTGGCACAACTTCTGCCGCGCCGTGGTGGCCAAGCTTGACCCTGCCGAGATAGCCAGCCTGGAGGCGCATGCCGATGCTTGACTCCAAAGCGCTATCCAAGGCGGTATGCCGGATTGTCGTGGCTGTTACTGGCCTGCCGGCCGACAAGGTGATCCTTGCCGATAACAACACCGCTGCGCCATCTGGCAGTTATTGCGCGGTTCGGCTGCAGAACCCTGAGCAATTCGGCCAGGCGCTCAACTCGCAAACCAACGTGCCGGCCCAGGACGACCCTCAATACGAGGACATCATCGCCAAGGTGGCTACCCAGTTCACGCTGGGGTTCAGCATCAACTTCTACCGGGCGGGCGCCGTGATGTATGCCGCCGCCCTGTGTGAGGCGAACAAGCGAGAACCGGTGAAGGCCATCCTGCGCGCCGCGAAGCTTGGCTGGTCACGCGTGTCACCAATCAACAACCTGACCGGCCTATATCAGGCCGCCATGGAAGAGCGATCCCAGCTCACCCTCTACCTGTATGGCGAATCCATCGCAGAAGACCGCGTACAGCGGATCTACCGCGCCGGCTTCTCTGTGGAAACCGAACAATCTGGCGCCATCGCGCAAGGGGAAGTAAATGGCTTATCCGGCTGAAGACATCATCAACATCAACGTCCTGATCAACTCGGCCGGGCTTGGGACTTCCAACTTCGGCGCTGGCATGGTGTTTGCGGACTTCGATTCATCGAGTGATGCAACGTTCCTTGGTGGCACCTACCGGGACTACGGCACAGCGGCCCAGGTGGCGGCAGACTTCAACATCGCTTCCGACCCATACGCTGCCGCGCTTGCTTGGTTCTCTGCTATTCCCAAGCCGAAGACACTGAGAATCTACCTGCGCATTGAGGAAGACGCCCCGGTCGAGTCTTTTAATGACGCGATCAGCAAGGGCATCTGGTTCTACTGGTACGAGTTCGAAACCTCTATCCGTGCCGTGGATGCAGATGTTTTGGCCCTGGCGGCTGCTGGCGATGCCGCAAGCAAGTTCTTTGCCTTCACCACCAACCAGGCAGCCGTTCGAGACCCGTCTGTAACCACCGACATCGTCAGCAAGGCATTTGTGCAGGGCTCTCGCCGCATGCTCATTGTGAGCCATGCTACCGAGCCCTACGCCGGGTTTGAGCTGGCGGCTGTGTTCAGTCGCGTTAACTTCAATGCAGCCAACTCGACCATCACCGGCGAATTCAAAAAGCTGCCGGGGATCGACGCCGAAAGCCTGACGCCGACCGCCTACAGCACTATGAAGTCGAAGGGCGCAATCTTCTACACGGTGGTCGAAACCGGTGGCGAGAAGGACATGGGGCGAATCATCAACTCCAAAACCACCTCCACCTTCGGCGAGTACATCGACGATGTGTTCAACCTTGACGCCTTCGTCAACTTCGAGCGTGTGGCGCTGTACAACGCGCTAACCAGGGTTCCGACGAAGCTGCGTCAGACTCCGCCAGGACAGCAGGTGCTTCTCAATGCTGCATCCCAAGTTGGCGAGGTCTTCATCGATAACGGTTATCTGGGCGAGCGTTACTACACCGACGACCAAACCGGTGAGGAGAAACTGAGCCGAGGCTACGAGACGCTGACCAAGGCAGATGAAATCCTCCAGATTTCCGATGCTGAGCGCGCCAATCGTGACTCCGCCCCAATCCGCATGCGCATCTTCCGCGCTGGCGCTATCCATGCTGTCGACCTGACCGCCAACGTTGAATAAGGATCGCCCACATGTCTTTAGCTGATCTTTCTGTAGAAAACACCATTGTGGTCATCACTGGCGTCGGCGTGCTGGACGACTGGGGCCGTACCGACCCGCCGTTCACGATTGAGAACATCGATGACGTAGCGAACCTGAGTCGCGGCCTGGGTGGTAACGCTGTTCGGTTTCATCGCAAGAACCCCGGCCTGCGGCTCACGGTGAACTTCATGCCTGGCAGTCCTCAAGCACTCGCAATGCAGGCCCAGGTAACGGCCCGGGCTGAAATCTCAGGTTCTTATGCCTCAATCTCCGGCCTTGAGGGTAGCGTGTTCTCTGAAGGCGTTATTACTCGCGGAAAGTCCATGGCTCGCGGCGGTCCAGGCATGAATGACGCCACCTTCGTGATCGAGTTCAACAAGGGCAATATCGTATGAGCCAGGCTGAATCCTATATCCGCACCATTGAGCATGACGGTGTGACCTATCGCTTCGGTATGCCAAGCGCAGAGAAACAGCGGGCGGTTCTGTTCCGCCTGGGCAAGTACGGTGTAGAGCCAATGATCAAGGGCCTGGCCCTGGCCGAGCTTGGCAGCGCGTCCTCGTTCATCGTTGCCGGCGGCATCGTCGGCTCTATGCTCTCGCGCATGCCGGAGGATGACTTCAACTTCGTCTGCGACTCTATGCTGGGCAAGCTATTCAAGGAAGGCAGCCAAACGCCGCTGACCATGGAAGACTTTTCCGGCCGTCTGAAGACCTACTTCACGATCGTTGTGCTGGCTCTCGGGAATGCCTTCGAGGATTTTTCCGGACTCCTGACCCCCTTCCAGAAATCTACCGCTTCAGCCGAGGCGCCGGATTCGAGTCAGGAGAGCGCCTAAACCCGGCTGTCGATTGGGAGCTGTGGCGCCCTTGCGTTGGTATACCCGGGCTTTGTCCGCCGCTGTGCACGTATAGCCAGCTCACGGACGGCACTCATTCACTGGGATGGGTAAAACGGGCCAACCTGGTCATGGATGAAATGATCTACGCCCGCCACCTGGCTGAAGCCAATCGACCGAAATAGCCCTGCACTCGCGGGGCTTTTGTTTTTCAAGGGGCTGAAATTTGAAAGTTCTCGAAAGCTTCTTGATCGCCCTCGGCATGAAGGTCGATGAAAAGTCATTCCAGAAGGCTGATGCGGCGTTTGGTGGCCTGACCAAATCAGCCCTACAGCTTGGCGCTGTGTTTGCCGGGAAGCTGGCCATCGACAAGGTAGTGGGCGACTTCAAGCAGGCCGGTACCGAGCTGAACAACTTCAACAAGCTGACCGGGTTGAGCACCCAAAACGTGCAATCCCTCGGCCAGGCATTGAAGGCCCAGGGCGGCAGCGCCTCTGATGCCTTCTCTGCAATGAAGAAGATTCAGGACCTGATGGCATCACCGATCACCGGTGACACCGGATGGTTTGGTGACGTGGCTAAGCTCGGGCTTAACCCGGACGTGATCATCGGCGCGCAGAACACGGCTGACGCCCTGGCCGGTATTGCTGGCGAGTTCGAGCACATGAGCGCGCTCAACCAGCGCCTCGCGGGCCAGGCCCTGGGTTTGGATGACTCCACGGTTCGACTGCTCATGCGTGGCCGCGACGAGGTGGAGAAGCAGTTGGATTCCCGCGGCAAGCTTGCCGTGATGACCCAGAAGCAAATCGATGACTCTGCGCGCCTGACGAAAGCGACCAGCGAGCTTGACCAGGTGTTCACCGATATCGGCAACACCATTGCGGGCGAGCTAACTCCGGCCCTGGCAGATATGGCTGAGGATTTCGTCGCCTTCTACCGAAACAACAAAGAGCTCGTCGATTCTGGCTTGAAAGAGTTCTTCGGTGGCCTGGCTGACAACATTGAGCTTGTCGCCATTGCCATGGCACTCCTGGGTGGAGGTGCTGCGCTCAAGGGCTTGGCCGCTCTGCGCGCCATTGTTGGTCTTGGCGGTGTTGCTGCCGCCGGTTCTGCTGGTGGCGCAGCGGCTGCTGGCGGCGCTTCTATGCTCGCGGTTGCCGGAGGAAGTGCTGCGGCGCTTCTGTACTCCAGCAGCTTGAACAGCGGCGAAGACACAGAGCTGCTGAACAACCGCCTGAAAAAAGGCGGCGGCGAGGCTATTGGCGCTGTCGTGGACTACTTCACGTCCAAGGGGTGGACCAAGGAGCAGGCCGAAGGGATCGCCGCCAACCTGGAGGCTGAGAGCGGATTCAAGGCAAACGCCACCGGTGACGGCGGTCAGGCATACGGACTGGCCCAGTGGCACCCAGATCGCCAGGCCGAGTTCGCCAAGCAGTACGGCAAGGACATCCGCAAATCTACTGGCGCCGAGCAGCTTGAGTTCATCAACCACGAGTTGACCCGGGGCAACGAGAAGTCGGCCGGCACCAAGCTACGCGCCGCGACCAGCTCCTACGATGCCGCCTCGATTGTCTCCCGCGAGTATGAGCGCCCGGCAGACGCTGCTGGCGAGGCGTCCAGGCGCGGAGCAAGCGCTGCTGGATACACCGACAACCGCGTGTACCACATCAGCGGCGCCGACACCGAGAAGGTCAAGCAGGTGCTCAATGAGCAAATGGGCCAGATGACCGAGCAGACCATGCAGGACTTCAAGAGCCCAGAACTATGAGCCTGATGAGCATCTTCACCAAGACGCTGCCGAAGATCGGCCCTCTTGAGTTCGACGCAAAGCTGGAAGGGATCACCAGCAAGGCGATCACCCTGACCCAATATCCGGTCGAGTTCGGCGCCAACACCAACGACCACGCGATCCTCATGCCGAACCGATACCTGCTCACCGGAGCCGTATCGAATAGCCCTCTCGGCCTCGGCCTGGATGACATTGGCATGATGGGTGCCGGCGCCATTGCTACGGCAGTCGGCGGTGTTGGCGGGGCGGCAATCACGGCTGTGTCGGCATACCTGCTGTCTGGCGGTGATGACACCCGGGCGTCAACTGCCTGGGCATCTCTCACCGCAATCATGGAGGCGCGCGCCAAGTTCGATCTGGACACGGGCAAGGAGATCATGCGCGACATGATGATCATCCGGCTTGATGAGCGTACGCGGCCTGAGAATGAGGATGGCCTGGTGTTTATCGCTGAGCTCCAGCAGGTTCGGATTGTTCGCTCAACGGTTGGTCGAGGCGTCACGTCGGCTGATCAGCTCATGAAGAACGACACGGTGTCCACCCAGGGCGCCCCGATGATCTCCGCCGGCGATGCTGCCGTAGAGGTAATGCCATGAGCCGTTACAGCGTTGCCGTCCAAGCACTGCCGGCTCAGACCTTCACTGCGCGCCTTGGCAAAAACACTGTGACCGTAGAGCTGCAATGGATGGCACGGTTTGAGGTGTTCCGCGTGAACATCCTGACCGCCTTGGACTCCCCCCTCACGATGGGGCGATTCCTTCTGCCGAACATCGACCTTCTGGCCGGCCTTTACCCACCGCCATCCATTTCCTACGGGTCGCTCGTATTGGAGGGAGACCCGGCAACGCCCGATAACCTGGGCATCGACAACGTTCTGGTATGGTCAGATGAATGATGAAATCTTTCTTCGCAACTACCGGCTGAAGATCGGGCGCAGCACGGGCTCTCGTGTTTACGAGATGCGGCCCAGCGAAACCAGCCCAGATCAGGACGGGCTGCGCCTCACATTCCAGGTCACCCACTTCGCCGGCGGGGCGTTCAGCGTTGCCGAAATAACCATCTACAACGTGTCGCGCTACGCATCCAGGCAGATGCTCGGTGACGGCTCAACGGGGAAATATGAGTTCATTTCCTTGGAGGCTGGTTACGACGGGCTGTTTGGTTCGATATTCGTGGGCCAAATCACCAACGTTCAGATTCACCTTGAGGATGGCGGCTCTACCCGCGGGATTCGCTTCTTCTGCAAATCTTCCGCGAAAGAGCGCGATCAAAATCTGATCAATTTAACCCTGGCGCCTGAGACGGACCCCGTCCAGATCATTGAGGAATGCGCTTCAGTGTTCGGCGCCGAGATCCAGTTCTATGGGGATTTCTCAGGACTCAAGCGCCGCTCGCGTGGAACGGTCCTGCAGGGCAGCCCGACCTCCTGCATGAATGAGCTTGGCGAGACCTTCGCATTCGATTGGATGGTCGAGAACGGCGCGATCAAGATCATCAAGCGCGACTTTGCGCTGGACAATCAGGTCTACGTGATCAGCTCAGGCACCGGGATGATCGGCTCGCCAGTGGTTAGCGACACCGAAGTAGGCATCCGCTACACGCTAAACCCCAAGATAAAGCTCGGCGACACCATCAAGCTTGAATCTATGGCGCCTCGCTTCGAGTTCTCCGGGGCGTTCTTCTACGACGTGCCTCGCACCATTGGCGAGGGCTACTACAAGGTCAACTCGTTGGTGTTCGCGGGCGACTCCCACGGCGACCAGTGGGAAAGCCAGATCAGCTGTCTACGCCTCAGCGCGGCGGCCCAGGCCGGAATTTCAGAAAGGGCAACGCGATGAGTGATCCGCTCTCCTCAAGAACGCAGGCTGAATACTCCAAGATGCTGCGAGGCATATTCGGTGAGTACCTGAAAGACAACATGCGCACCAGCGTGCCAGGCCACGTCCTTAGCTTCGACCCGGCCACGCAGATGGCAGAGGTTCAGATCGGCCTGATGCTGGAAGACCGCCTTGGCTCGCAGCAGCCACGCCGCCCAATCATCCATGTTCCAGTTCAGTTCTGGGGAGCCGCAGGCGGCACGCTTGAATGCAGGGTTGCCAGCAACACCGAAGGCGTCCTGTTCTTCTCCCAGGAGTGCATTGACTCATGGGTGGATCAAGGCGGCGTGGCCGTTAAGTCGGAGCCTCGCCGGTTCTCGATCAACGATGCCTACTTTATCCCTGGCATCCGATCTATCCCTGGTGCGATCACGAGTTTCGCAAATGACGGAATCCGCTTACGAAGCAATGACGGCTCTCGGTATGTATGGCTGAAAGATGATGCCTCCATCGGGCTCAGCAATGGGGCTGGAAGCATCACCATTGGCGCTGACGGGGTCGTAAACATCAACGGCGTGACGATCACTCCTGCGGGCCTGGTCCATACGGCGAATGACGTGCAGGCGGGATTAATCAGCTTGAAGCTGCATAAAACGTCTCAGGTTCAACCTGGCAATGGAGTAAGCGGAGTGCCAACCCCATGACTGTACGAAGACTGGACGCCGACGGCGACTTGGCCCTGGGGCCTCAGGAGTTCCTGACAGGCTATACCGCCGAGGAAGTCGCGCAGAACGTGGTTACCCGGCTCAAGTTCTTCCTTGGTGAATGGTTTCTGGATACAACCGACGGAACGGACTGGTTCGGCAGCGTATTGGGAAAAGGGTCTGTCCTGGCGTCTCGTGAGTCGGTGATCCGTCGCCGCATCCTGCTGACCCCGGGGTGCGCGGGAATGACGTCGTTCAGCCTGACCACAGACATCGATACCCGGCAACTCACCGTCACCGCGTCAATCGTCAGCACCTCAGGCGATAACGCAGAAATCAATTTTGTTCAGGCGGTCGTCTAATGGCTCAGATCACGGACCAAGGAATCACGGGGCGCTCTCTGAACGAGTACCTCGGCGACATTAAAGAAAAGACGCTGGCGATTGACCCTGAATGGAACATTGACCCAGACAGCCCTGACGGGCAGCGGATCGGCATCGAAGCCGAGATGTTCGCCAACCTTGACGAGGCGGTAGTCGCGGCCTATCGCAGCAAGGACCCGGACAGCGCCACCGGCGAAGCTCTGCGCGACATCGGAAAAATCTCAGGTATACCGATCCGAGAGGCGACCTATTCAGTCGCACCCATTACCGTAACCGGTCAGACAGGAACCCCTATTCCTGCTCAGTCGCAGGTCAGAAGCAGGATTGATAACACCGTTTGGCTAACAACGGCCGTGATAGTCATAGGTGTCGGGCAGACCGCCACCGGCTTCGCAACGTGCACAACCTCTGGCCGTGTCCTCGCATCTCCTGGCGAGCTTACGGTAATCGGAACCCCGATTGGCGGCTGGGCGTCAGTCACTAACGGGGAGGCCGCTGCCGGTGTTGCGGCGGAAAGCGACGAAGACTTTCGTATCCGCAGGAATAACGGTGTGTCCCGCGCCGGTAGCAACATGCGCGACAACATGGAGGCCAACATCGCCAGCGTTCCAGGCGTTACCGACGTCAAGGTCCTGGAGAACAGCAGTGACTCGCCCTTCGACGTCGACGGCGTCCCTTACACGGGCATTGCAGTGATTGTGAATGGTGGATCTGATGCTGATATTGGCCTGGCCATGTATCAAAAGCACAATCCCGGCACGCCGATGCTCCCGCGGTACAGTTCGAAGACTGACACCTGGGTTGACCCGCCTGGTGCTAATGGAGTCAAGGTCGACGTGACATCACCCGTCACGGGCAATAAGGCCGTCATGACTTTCCAACGCGCTACCGGGCTTCCGATATTCGTTGCCATCACGATCCAGCGCGAGGGCGATCTGCCTTCAAACATTGAAGATCTCATAAAAAAAGCGGTTATCGCCGATTCGACCCGAAGCCTATTCAGTGGCGAGACCACCACTGGCTTTAACAGGGGCGGGTATGACATCGGCGAGAAGGTTCCGCCAGGGCGGATATACACACCAGTCAACAAGGTGCTTGGTCAGTATGGTGACAGTTACATCACTTCCTTGACGATTGGGATTAGCGCGGTAGCTCAAGGCTTAACACCGATACAGCCGACGATTGCCCAGATAGCAACTTTTGACCCTGACAACATTCAAGTCACGGTGATTCCATGAATATGGACCACGTCGAGCGCGCGAAAACTCGAATCATTAATGAGTATCGCGGCAAGAACAGAATGGTTAGATGGGTGACCATTGCACCAGAAATTTCGAACGATCACGTCGAGCGCCCACTTGATCAAATTCATGGGAGCTACGACGTAGACACAGTATCTGGAGAGATGCTTGACATCATTGGTCGAATCGTTGGGGTTGATCGACCAATACTGCGTGACGCTGAGTTCGATGTCTTTGGATATGCCGGGAACGATAGCTACACCAATTACAACATCGCCCCATATATCGGTGATGGCGAGGCCATTGACGCGCCACTTAATAATGATCTGTACCGTAAGCTGATCAAGGCGAAGATCGCAAGAAACATAAGCGATGGGACTGCCGACAGCATCATTCAGCTCGTCGAAATAATCATAGGCGTGAAAGTTACTGCGCTTGTCGATAATGGCGATAAGTCTTTTGATTTGGGGGTTGCTTCTCAGTTGGACAACACGACGCTTTATCTAATTTATAATTTCGACCTGATACCAAGGCCGCAGGGGCACAGGCTTGGCCAGGTATTTGTACTTCCTCCCGAAATTAACGAAATAGAATCGTCCTCATCGCATATTTATGAGTACGGAAACTTCACCCTCCCTGGAGATTTAGCCTGATGGCAAGACAGCCCTTCAATAATCGCTGGGCTCAAGGCGTTGAGTCCCAAGATAACCTGAACACCTTCAAGGCCCCTGGCGATGTGAGAATCAACTCAGGATGGGAGGGTGGACAGGACAAGGATGCGCCGCCTGCTGGTCATGAAAACTGGTGGCATAACCGAGTGGATACCGGCTTGCAGGGTGTTGAGCGAAACGGCGTCATGTCCTGGCACCCTCAGGCCATATACGGAATGGGCGCGCCAACTTATGGTCCAGATGGTAACTACTACGAAAGCATCGTCGCCGACAATACCGGTAACAACCCTTCCTCAACAGCCGGGTTCTGGCGTTACTGCGGACCTTCATTTTTTTCAGGTCACGTCCCTGGCGATCTGAAGATGGTAGCGCACAACAACATCCCTACTGCTGGGTGGTTAAAGTGCAATGGCGCATTACTTACCAGAGCATCGTATGCACTTCTTTTTGATTCCATAGGGACGATCTGGAATTCCGGAGGCGAGACATCTTTGCAATTCCGCCTACCTGATTTCAGGGGGGTATTTCTCAGGGGATTCTCTGATGGAAGCTCGATTGACTCTGGTCGCACATTTGGGTCTTTTCAGGCGGACGAGTTGAAGTCTCACCGGCATGAACTCCGGAGTGACTTGATAGGCGCCCAGCCTCTTCAGGGGGGGACGCCTGACGCAAGATTCAACCAGGCAAATGAACTTCTCGGCTACACAGAAAACACCGGCGGCAGCGAAACAAGGCCAGTCAATCGAACTGTCAGTTACTGGATTAAATACTGATGAATACAAAACTTCAGGCGGGTCAGCGACTGGTTTACCAGACTGATCAAGATGGTTTTCTTGTCGGCACAACTGTGGCAGACCCCGACCCCAAAAATCCTGGGGTCTGGCTGATTCCTGGCGGCTGCGTTGAGCTGGCTCCGCCGGCTATTGGGCCTGGAAAGAAAGCCATTTGGTCGGGCTACAAGTGGAAAGTCCTTGATATGTAGGTGAACTATGGAACGCAAGCGAAAGCGTCACTTCAGCGACAAGATGGAAAAGTTCTGCCTTGCCTACGTCGAGACAGCTAACGCAGCGGAGTCCTATCGAATCGCCTACAACACTGAAAACATGGCCACGGCCACTATCGGCCGTGAAGGCTATAACACCCTACAGAAGCCCCAGGTCCAGGCCAGGCTCGAAGAATTAAGGAAGAAAGTCATGGAGCGTCACGAAATCACCGTGGACACGCTCCTTGCCGAGCTGGAAGAGGCCAGGACAGCGGCGCTGGGCGCGGAAACGCCTCAGACATCCGCCGCTGTATCGGCCACGATGGGCAAGGCCAAGCTATTGGGCCTGGACAAGAAGATCGTGGAGCTCACCGGCAAGAACGGCGCACCGATTGAAACCAGCTCCACGGTCACGGTTGACCAGAAGGCCCTGAGTTCTGTGCTGGACTGCCTATGAGCAAGCTGCTCGACTGGGATGTAATGAGCAGCGCAGAACGACAAGCAGCAAAACTCATAAGCGAGCATTCACCGCTGTCGTTCATGCGCGTCTTTTTCCAGCTGAACCAGGGCATGAAGATGCTCTGCAACTGGCACCATCGCTACATGGATCACACAGCCTTGAGGGTGCTGTCTGGTGAGCTGAAAAACGTTGTATTCAACATGCCGCCTGGGGGCACGAAGACCGAGTTCTGGTCAATCCATGTGCCTTCATACGCCATGACCAAGTTCGACCGCACGCGCACGCTCAACGTTTCCTACTCAAAGGCACTGGTTGAAGAGAACTCAAACCGCATCAAATCCATCATCACCAGCGATGAATATCAGGATTTGTGGCCGTGCGACCTAGGGAAGGCCGATGTGGCCAACTGGGTCATCACCGACGATCGTGGGCGCAACAAGCATCAGATCTTCAGCCGCTCCACTGGCGGACAGATCACCGGCGTGCGCGGCGGCTACATCTCCGAAGGTTTCACCGGATTCATTAACCTGGATGACCCGGAAAAGGCCGACAGTGCTTTTAGCGCGACCATGCGCGCCAAGGCCCAGCGGATTGTCACCAACACTCTGCGCAGTCGTAGGGCTTCGCCAGATACCCCTGTCATCTGTACCCAGCAACGCCTGCACACGGACGACGTGTCGGGCTTCCTGCTCAAGGGCGGCATGGGTCTTGATTTCGCACACATCAAGGTTCCTGCCTTGGTCACTCGCGATTACATCGCAAGCTTGCCTGATGAGATCCGCGAACACGCCGAGCGCGATGTTTTCGGAAGTCCGTCAATCGTCCGCGGCGGCGTCGAGTACTGGTCTTACTGGCCAGCCAAGGAAACCGTCGACGACCTGATGGCCCTGTGGGACAGGGACCCGTACACCATGGTCAGCCAGTACCAGCAGGAGCCCGTGGCTCTTACTGGCGGCATGATAGATGCCGACTGGTTCAAGACATACGAACAGCTGCCGTTTCTGGTGTGGCGCGGCGTTTACGTCGACACCGCGCAGAAAACAGGTGAGCAGCACGACTTCTCTGTCTTCAATCATTGCGGACTTGGAGTCGATGGGAACCTCTACATCATTGAGGTGCACCGCGGCAAATGGGATGCAGGGGATCTTGAGACGGAAGCGCTGCGCGTCTGGCAGAAATGGAAAGACTGGGACCAGTTCCGACCTGCAGCACTCAGATACATGCGCGTCGAGGACAAATCGTCAGGCACTGGCCTGATTCAAACCATCAGCAAGAAGGGCTCTATTCCAATCGAAGCTCAGCCGCGCGGCCCAGCAGCCAACAAAGTTACCCGCTGCATGGATGCGGTGCCTTGGATCAAGTCCGGTCGGGTTTTCGTCCCGGCAATTTTCGATGACCAAGGACGAAAGATCGAGCACGTCAAGGACCATCGAGGCGAAACAATCGCCAGCACCGAATGGGTCGCCCCTTTCCTTACGGAAGCATCAGCCTTCACGGCCGACGACAGCCACGACCACGACGACCAGGTAGACACCATGTTCGACGCAGTCGCGGACATGCTCATCAGCAACAGCGGCGACTTCTTCTCCGGCAACTGGCTTTAAGCGAAAACCCTAAACCGCCCCAACTTTCGTTGGCCGAACTCGGCTGCGCTCATTAAACACGCCCCAAGGAAACGACATGACTGACCAGACTCAGCGGCTTGAGATCGCCACAGTTCGCGCGGAGATCGGCAGCAACATCACTTATAAATTCAATAACGACGCTTTAGACGCTGCTGAAATTCCGACCGACTCAGGCCCAATTCCGAATCTCAAACAGGTAATCCGGGATATCAAAGAAGAGGCTCTTGACGAAACACTGCGTGCTGAGCTTTTCGCAGCTGCAGGTTCGGGCATGGTCGGCTTCAGCGAAGCTCAAACGTATGCATCTGGCACTGTCGGGGACGCGATAAAAACACTATTACGGCGCGCTATATTTATCCCCCCGATTGGGGGCGGCTCTGATGACGCGGCCGCGATAAACGCTCGGATGGCGGCCGAGGGGGCCGGTGCGGACCTTTTCCTGGACGACGGGGGATACCTGCAGGCGGTCAGACTCACCGTACCGGAGTGCCAATTCTGGCATGGGGCAGGCGGTCAGCGCGGTACCACTTTCACCAAAATCGCCAACTGTGACGCTATTTACGTCGGAAACCTATCGCGTATTTCAGATCTTAACTTTGAAGGGGTCGGCGCAACCTTCACTGGCAGAGGAATTATTTGCGAAGGTTTCTCTGGTAGTGTGGAGCGCTGCCGCTCAAACCTGATGAAGGGCTTTGCCCTCTGCTTCCCCGGTAATGCAGGAGGCTGGAATATCACCTCGTTTGAGGGGAGCACTTTTGAGCCAGCAACGGTTGCTGCTATTGATTTCGGTGGCATATCAACCGTCAGGCCTATTTTCTTGAGGGGTATTTGGTGTTCTGGTGGATTTATTGACGTTACTGGGTCAGGTAACGGCTGCAGCATGAGCGAGTTTTACATGACCACGCTCAAGCACGGTGCCGGTGCTGGCTTGATGCACTTCGCAAATGGCCGCTTCGGGAATACCTCGCCCCTCATTGTCAGCGGCGGCGGCTCCACATTTACTGGCATCTCTTTTGCAGGCGCAGTGAATATCGTTTCTGGCGTAGGACACCGCTTTGCAGGATGTGAAGGCGAGATAACCGAGGATTCCGCAAGCAACTCGAACTCGTTCGACGCTCGCGGCACCATTACTAACACTGGCTGGACACAAGCGTCAGGTACGGCGCCTTCGATTGGAAACGGCTCGCTGACCTTGAATTACGTACGATCTGGGAGGATCGTAACGGTACAGCTTAGACTTGAGTTCGGCTCAACAACTACAGCTGGTGATGGCGCAGCACCCTGGACGTTCGCCCTGCCATTTGTGGCGACTCCGAACATCAATGCAGACGGGATGGCTGGTAACGCTTTTGACGCCAGCGCCTCAACCGACTTTGTGGTGTTTGGGCAGATCCCTGGCGGCGGAAGCCTGTTGAACTTCGGCCGTAATGGGGCAGGCGTCAGGGCCGGTACGCCATTCTCGTGGGCTGTGGGAGACAGGCTTTCAGCCTCGCTGACCTACCTAGTCAGGTAGGTATGAAGAAATACCGAAGCTAGCACCGTCAATTCGATATTTTTATCGTGCTTGCGAAAGGGCTTGGGTGCAATAATGCTTTCGCAAGCAATTTCACTTGGGGTCACATCGAAGGGACTTGACTAGGATGTATAGCTTTGCTGTTGGTATGATATTTCTTCTGATCGGGATCTTGGCGTCTTTGTTTTCTAAGGACAAATGGCACCCGTCTGCGGTATTCCCATTCACCTGGGCCTTCGGCCTTTGGGGAGTAAGCGCATCTGAGTTGCTAGGGTTCTACCCAATAGAATCAGAATCTCTACTTCTGTTCATCGCAGGGGGCATTGTATTTTCTGTCGTCAGCATTGCTACATCTGAAATTTTGCGCAGGTCTAACTCTACGAGTGTGGCATCTGGTTACTTCTACAGACCTATTAACGCAAGAAAAATGGTGTTTTTCTTTTGCGTTCTCCATGTGGCAATACTGCCAAGTATATATTTTGACCTTACAAGTCTGTCACCGGACCTTGTTCAAGCTGCTTACATTGCAAGGCAGAGAAGCGTTGAGGGTGACGACGTACTAGGTTGGGCGGCTTCAAATTATCTACAGGTCGGCACAATGCTGATCCCTCTTTTTGTTGTTTGCTATCTGAAAAAGTGGTGCTCAGCGTCTTCGCTCCTAATAATATCAGCCCCATGGTCGTTGCTTATTCTGCTTGCTTCTGGGCGTTCCGGACTTCTGCAGCTGCTGATAGGTGTGTTGTTCATATGGGTTATCGTGCGCGGCAAGTTATCTGCCAAGTTAGTAATATGGGTTGGTGGATGCTTTCTTCTTGTGTTGATTGGCGGCGCGATTGCTACGGCAAAGGTGGCTCTTGATTCGGACGAAAGTGCTGGAGACTTTGTTTATGCGTTTTTAGAGCACTTCGCAGGTTATGCGTTTCAGGGTCCTGTTCTGTTTGCTCGTTATTTTGATGGGGATATAAGCCTAGAGCCTCTATGGTCTCCATTCAGCTCTATATGCCACATGCTTTCATTCGTCGGTCTATGCATGCCAGACCCTCAGCATTTGGCCTTCAACAGGTACGCTCCAGATCTGGAGGGTAATGTGTACAGTATGTACTTTTCCTTATATCCAAAATTTGGTGTTCTCGGCGTAATCGCTTTCCTTTCGATGTACTCAGTTATATCGACTTATACGTACTTTAAAGCGAAGGCAGGCAATGTTTACTACATGATGCTTGCGTCGTTTTTCATGTCGTCCATCGTGCTTTCGCTTTTCAGCGATCAGATATCAAGTTCATGGTGGTCACTCATAAAGTTGACCGCTCTGATGGCTCTGGTATTTTTCCTGTTCACGGATCGGAAAAAGATCAGACGCGATCGAGCAATGATCAACCAATCAGCCGGCCAAACGCCTGCCACCTGACGACTGATTCGACAATCAGAAATAGTAGCCCGCCATTGAGCGGGCTTTTTTACGCCTGGAGAAAAGTATGCCCATCAGTGAGCAGCAGTTGCTGCGCATCCTCCCCAACGCCGGCCGCCAAGCCGGCGTTTTTGCATCTGCGCTGACCCTCGCCATGGATCGGTACCAGATCAATACCAAGCTCAGAATGGCCGCTTTCATTGCCCAGGTCGGCCACGAGTCTGGCCAGTTCCGGTACGTGCGCGAGCTGGGTGGTGACCAGTACCTGAGCAAGTACGACACTGGCGCCCTGGCCAAGCGTCTGGGCAATACTCCAGAGCCTGACGGGGACGGGCAGAAGTACCGCGGGCGAGGCCTGATCCAGATCACTGGGCGCGACAACTACCTGGCGTGCAGTAAGGCGCTGTTCGGTGATGACCGCCTACTGCGCACCCCTGAACTGCTTGAGCAGGCAGAGTGGGCGGCCAAGTCTGCCGGGTGGTTCTGGAACTCCCGCGACCTTAACAAGCTGGCCGACTCCGGATCGTTCGAGATGATCACTCGCCGTATCAATGGCGGTATCAACGGCCTGGCTGAGCGGATGGCTTTCTATAACGCTGCCTTGAAGGTGCTGGCATGACGCCGTTACAGAAGCTTGCAGGCCTGGCGGTGCTGATCCTGCTGCTGATGGCTGGTGCTGCGGGAGTCACCTGGCAGGTGCAGGACTGGCGCATGGGCAAGCAACTGTCTGAACAGCTATCCGCGCAGAGCGCCGCGCACCAGGGCCAGCTCGACGCCATCACCAACGAGGCCTGGCGTCAGCAAAAGGCCGAGCAGGACAGGCGCCTGTCCATCGAGCAACAGCTCGCGACCCAGGACCAACAACACTCCAAGGAATTATCCGATGCCCAGCGCAACCAGGCTCGCCTGCGTGACCAGCTTGCTACTGCTGATGTCCGGCTGTCAGTCCTCCTTGCCGAGGATTCAGCCAGTAGCTGCAACCTGCCTGCCACCCCCGGCGCCGGCGGCGTGGTTCATGCAGCCCGTCGAGCCCAACTTGACCCAGCGCATGCGCAACGAATTGTCGCCATCACCGACGACGGGGATAACGCCATAATCGCCTTGCGCGCGTGCCAGGCCTATGTCCGCGCAATTGCACGATGAGTGCGTTGAGCTAATATTGCCGGGTGCGCTCTGACTTCGATCATTTTGGTAACTGAAGGGCACCATGGATAAGCGGCTTGCGGGGCTGTCAATACTGCTCACCCTTGGATGGGTCGTCACAGTGGCGTCTGTCATGTGGTATTTCTACGACAATTAACCTAAAGGTCGTATCACTTCTGGTCCCTTATTCCGCACGTTACCCACGGCCATGCTGACCTTGAACCATTCGAACACTTCGGACGGCTCGCCCTGGTGCAGGACCATTTGCTCGGCGCGCTCCTTGGGCGTGGCCGGGTCCAACCATTCCCGCGCCAGGTCCGGGGTAAGCACCACCGGGCGGCGGTCGTGAATGTCCACCATGCCGCCGGCGCTGTCGGCGGTGATGATCACGAAGCCATCATGCTCGCCTGGGCCTTCATCAGCATCCGGTAGCTGGCCGATGGCGGCGCAGAATATCGGTGCACCATCCCGCCGGCGGATGAGGTAGGGCTGCTTCTTTGGACCGCCTTCATCTACCCACTCAAACCAGTTGTCGATAGGCGTGATTGCACGGTGCGGCCAGATCGCCCGGTAGAAGGGGCCGTGTGCAACTTTTTCTACTCGTGCGTTGATCGGCGCTGCCCGGTCTTTCGCCCAATGCGGCCGCCATCCCCAGCGCACCGGATCGGCGTGGAGCAGCTCGCCCTGCAGGTGCAGCAGCGCAACCGCAGTTGACGGCGCCACGTTGTACCGCTCAATCGGCTGATCGCCCACAGAGTTCGCCAGAGCATTGGGCATGCTCAGCGCCGCAACGAAGTCGTGGATTCCCCGGTACTGCGAAAGTCTCCCGCACATAAGCATCTCCGCTCGTCGGCACCGATGAACAGCCGGTCCCCGGCCAATCTCTACAATGTAGACACTGGCTCGAGGTATTCGTCATGATGATCAACGTTGATCAGGTGAACGCAATGGAGGCGTGGTTTGCGCTGCGTAACGATCCAGCCTTCATATCGGCCACACCGGAGGAGCGCTACGAAACGCGACTGGCCCTGGCTGACGACCTCAAGCAGCAGGGGCTGATCAACGAAGGTGAGTGGCGCGAGCTGACTGAGGAAGCAGTTGCGGCCTATGCCGACGAGTTAGGCTAATGGCTGCTTGTAAACGCTAAGCTCGAGCAGCAATCGCTGATTCTCCCTGAGCAGATGGTCGCGCTGTCCGGTGATGATCTTCACGCTTTGCACTGAGGCAAACGAGTACTGCTGTTCAAGCGTGCTGATCTTTTCCTCAGCCGCAGCGAGCTTTGCTTCTGTCTCGGCCTTTCCCGTCATCAGCAGATCATTCATCTGCACCAGGCCGGCGATATTCGCCCGCGCTCGACGCAGCATGCGCTCGGTCTCCACCAGCTCATCTACGAGAATTGAGCATTGGTGCTGGTACATCTCAAGTGGAGTGGGGCAACCGAGCCAATCATCGGTGTCCATGTCTACGTTCAT